GTGCAGCAGTTGCAAAGGCACTGACCATAGCACCACGTATCACGTTTTCGCCACGGCGTATGTTCTTTCTAGCTTTGCCCAACATATCTACTGCATCATTAAGTTCTTCATCATTTTTTTGTGCAGCAGATTTTTTGCTGGCTTTGCCACCCATTGCATCGCGCATTTGTCTGAATTTCTGCAGACCCCTACCATACTTTGAGCCAGAACCTACGGTCATCATAATGTAGTCGTCCATTGACAAGCCATACTTTTCCAGTATCTGAAGCAAATCATCAGACGCAACTAAATTACCCTTTACAGATTCATCAAATAAAGTTTCTATTACATTCTTACTGCCTTTAAAGGCATCAGGATTCATCTCCTTAACCTTTGCAATGGTAGCAACTACACTATCTAATTTATCTGCATCAAGAACAATATCAAGCAAACGGGCATCGTCAGGTCCACCCAGTTCATCAAACTGTGATTTACCTATTAGTGTTTCATCAATGATACGCTTACCTTCTGACCTAGCCTTTTCATAATCAATACGCAGCTTGCCATCTTTTCCTTTAGAAGAGATTTTTACATCGTTTATCTTTTCGTAGTTCTTAATTAAGTCTTCAAATATTTGCGTATTTTCTTTAGCTACTTGTCTTGCTTCTCTGCGCTTTGCTTCAGACACAGATTTTTCTGCAGCTTTAGCACCAGCTAGATTAAACTTACCATCTGGTAATTTACTATCAATTAGTTCTCTTCCTCTTATTTCTTTTCTAGCTTGCTCTGCCGCTTCTCGTAATGGTTTTTCTGCAGCCCGTCTTGCTGTACCCCCTGCTATTCCAGTAAGAGAACCAACTGCAGGTACAGCTTCAGCCATTTCAACCATCATACCAACGTCACCAGCAAACTTACGTCCTGCTGTCTTTGGGTCAAAGGGCAACATTTCTTTACCTGTTACGCCTAACAGTTTATATACTGCACTATCTTCTGTAATACCTTCATGCACTGCGCGAGTAAGCACTTCACCAAAGTCTGCCGTAGCTTCACCTGCTGCAGTAACGCCTATCGCTAGAGGTTTAACAACATACTTATCTGTACCCTTGGCTACTACTCTTACTGAGTCTCGCATCCATTCAGGCACATATTCTACAAGAAGTTCTTCGTCAGCAAGAATATCTTTGTCTTTGTTATACAATAAGTCTTTAGCTGCTGCTGTTTGATTAAAGTCAAACACTTCTTCTGTTTGGTCATTTACTGTACGGGCTGGTGCGCCAATCTTACGCAGACGAAAAGAAGAATACTCTTCACCTGTAGGTGCTTGCGGCACTAACTCATAACCCTCTGGCACTTTATTGTTGGCAATAAAAAAGTCCTTCGCTTCCTGCTCGTTTTGAGGAGAAGGCGAGGACTGTGTTATACTATCTTCAGTTTGCTGCACACGATTAGCAGCAGCTTGTTTCTTTCTTAGGCTGCGAGTAAGCGGCACATCAGCAAGAGGTTCTGATGTAGTGTCTTCTTCGGGAGCAATGTCCCTTCCCAATACTTTAACCACATCAAATCCTTATTGCGTTTCTTCTTGCCCAATACCCCCAACAAATTCGCCAGCGGGTGTCATTACAAAATATGTTGTACGCCCATCAATAGTTGCAATAGCAACATCTCCGGGTTTAGCACCACCATCTTGACCAAAAGTTTGTTCCAATGACTCAAGGTCTGCTTCAGACTTCATGCCATGATTGGTAAATTCGCCGTCTACAAAACCTTCACTATTTGCAAAGGCGCGAAGTTGTTTGTCAAATGATGTAGCAAAAGCTGTATATGCCCTTCTGCCCCGTGCGCTGTCACCAAACCTACTAGCAAATTCATCAATAGAATTAGAAACAGCAGTAAAGTATTGAGGCATTTTACCTGTGCCAAGAGACAAGGCAATTTCTGCACCAAATGGACCCATCTCTCCACCAATGTCAAGAGCCTGTGCATTACGTTGAATCATACGATTAAAGATTTGGTCTTCGCTAGACTTGCTAAAGTAATTCGATGAATCAGTGGTATCTGACAAAGCTATTGCTGCGTCTGCTACACGTTTTTGTGAGTCTTTTAGCTGTTGTTCTAGGGCAGCTTTTTCTGTAGCTGGTGTTTCTGGATTATTTATTTTTGCAATCAAGTCATCCTGTTTACGCAACTGCATTACTTGATAACCTTCAAGGTCAGAAGCATTGCCCTTTTCATATATTTGCGCTTCAAGCAAATCAAGAGCAGCCTGTCGTTCTTGTTCGCCATACTTGTCTAATAGAGACAGTTCTTTCTCTAACTTGTCAGCAGAAAGCCCTTCTGTATCTGTACGTGCTTCTGTTAAACCTATATTCGCAGTAATTTGTCGGACTTCTTCACGAAGTTTATCCGCATCCAAGTCTAGCCGTTCCTCTAAGTTTTTGTTTGTGATGTTTGCTGTCTCTATCTTAGCCCTAGTAAGGTCTGTTTCTGCAAATACGTTTTTAGCTTGCGCACTGCGTAACTTTGCAGTTTCTGTTTCTGTACCAACTTGTGCAGTAGTCAAGTCTGCTTTAGCTTGCGCCTGTTCAAGAGCAATAAGGTCGGCAGGAGACATACCACCTAATCCTTTTACTGTCATACCTGTAGTCCCAAGTTCTGCACCTGTAAACTCTTGTGGCAACTCTCCGCCCAAGGCACGTGTTTGCGCAGCAAGAGATGATGATACAAAGTCATCTCCACCTCTAGCACCCATAGCACGTAGCTGTCCCATAATAGAAGAAGTAGAAGCCGTTTGGTCAATTGCTATAGGACCACCAGACAGTGCTGCAAATGCTTCTGCTTGCTGCCCTATGCCACGTCCTTCCATTTGTTGTGTTGTTGTAAACAAACTCTGTGCGTATTGATTTGCGTCAAATGGTTTTGTTTTATCTGCGGCATATGCTCTAGCCTCACCCGCTTTAATAGCACTTGTAAATGCAGCAGCATTTTCTAATCCACCAGCTAACACAGTTTCAACTTGTCCATCAGATAAGTTATACATTGATTTTAGTTCTCTAGCTTTTTTACTGTAATCAAGTTTATCTTTAATGCGTTGCTTGCGCTTTTCTGCAATTTCATTAGCGATACGCCCAGCCTCTGTTGTTATCAGGGTTTTGGCATCGTCCTCTAATGTTTTAAGTCTTTCTGAACCGCGCTTTGCTGCACCAGCTAGGTATGATTTTAAGCCCATCTTATATACCTCTACGTGACATTAGACCGCCAGATGGTTTTTCTTCTGGCTCTTCTTCTTCTTCGTCATCAATATCTTCTATATCTGTTTTCTGCAAAGATTGCATAGCTTCCCGAAGAACAAAACCATCAGGTTCTTTTTCATCGTCATCTGTGTCGCCCAATTTATAGTCAATTTCAGCTTGTTTAGCCATACCTTCCATAAACTCTACTAGGATTGGGTTTAACAAAATTGCTACATCAATAGTATGCAAACCCTGCATCACCCCACCTAGAGTCATTGTTTCTGCCAGAGAAGTAATCGGAACACCACGCTCAATAATGTCCAGCATACGCTGTGCAAACTTGTTGTCTGCTAAACGAGGAATATAAAACTCTATTGCCTCTTCTATTGTGTTGTATTGAGATGGTTGTTGCCAAGGTCTATCGCCCAGACCATGTGTCATAGCCATGCCGGGAATAGGCGCATCAAAATCCTGTACTTTTCTAAATGCCATTTTGTTATACCGTTGTCATACTCTTTCTAATAGCTTCCATGTAATTTAACACACGCTGTGTTTCTGTCACATTTTCATCTTGCTTTTCAAGCGTAGGTTTTTGTGGCGTAAGAAGACCCTTTGTCGGTTTTTGTTTAGCAGCTTCAGATGTTTTCATCATAACATCAAGTTGCTTTCTAAGATTTATAGTAGCAAGTCTACCGGGCTGTCTTTCAAAACTCATAACATTACCTCATTAAAACAGGCTAAAGCCGCCAGTAAATGGACTCATAAACATATCCATAATAAATCCACCAATTGCACCGCTTTCTTCTGCATCAATTTGCATCTTGCCTAAATCCTTACGTGCTTTTGCATCCAGTTCTGCAATAGCCATTTGAACCAAGCGTTCTGCATTGTTTTCTGCAGATGTCCATGCCCACTCCATAGTGTCAGCATAATACCCCCACAGATTATCGTAGGCTTGTTTACTAATACCTAATACTGCTGAAGCATTTAGTTCATTAGCACGATTGATAGCTGCTGTATCTGCCGTAGCAATCTGCCTACGCCACTGAGCATTTGCTTGTGCAATTACAAGTTGGTTCTGTGCGTTGAACTGGTCACGCTGATTGTTTAGTTCTGCATTAAAACGTGCAATTGTATTTGCTTGACCTGCATTAAATTGCGCCTGTGCATTTTGCTGTGTAGCATTAAACTGTCCAACTTGGCTAGACAAGTTAGCAAAGAACTGGTCAACTTGATTTTGACTAGACGCATTAAATTGACGTGCCGCATTTTCTGCAGCTTGGTCTGTAAACAATGCTTGTACACGCTGCTGTGCTTTAAACAAATCTGTTTGCTGCCGATTAGACAGGTTAGCCATATCAACTTGCAAGAAGTTCTGCGCATTCTGTACAGCGGCTTGTTGACGATTATTTAAGTTAGCTGTATCAAGTTGTGCCAGTGCAGCAGCTTCAGCCATTACAAGAGCCTGTCTATTAGACAAGTTTTGCAGGTTCATCGTGTTAACAGCACGTGAATTTTCTAGCTGTACTTGCTGCTCTGCTGTAAAGTTCTGATTGGCAATGTCGCTAATCTTACTAGCGTTCATTACCTTTGCTTGGAATGTCTGGTCAAACTCTTGACCCATAAACTTAGCACGTTGCTCTGCAGCCAGCATTGACGCTTGTTGTCTATTAGATAAATTTTGTGCTTCAAAACTAGCAATAGTCTGGGCATCTGCCTGTGCAATAGGCAGTGCAGACTCCATAGCAGCTTGTACAATGGCCTGACCAGCAAGAGATGATGCACCTAACCCACGAGCAGCCATAGCTGCTGTAGCTGCCCTCATAGCCCCTGCAGCCCATGCTGGTGGATTAGCACCTTGAAACTGCTGCATCAAACCATCAAGCTGGTTAGCCACCATAGTCTGTGCAGATGGATTAGCTGTGGCTGCAGCAGCTTGCGTTTGTGCAGTAAGTGCAGCAGCTTTAGCAGCATCAACACCTGTGCCGCTAATTAGTTCACCATTTTGTAATTGTCTTTGTACGGGATTGTTTATTAGAAAGGCGTTGCCCTGTGCTGCCTGTAGATTGCCTACAGAAGATTGTGTCTGCTGCGCTGCAGTTATTTGCGCACGTGGGTCTTGTGGATTAGCTTGTGCCGCACTTGTAGCATTTATAGCAGCATCGACATCTGCAGATACAGTGTCAGCTTGCATTAGGTTAGCACCCGTAGGCGTAGGCATACCTGCTTGAGCAGTGCCTGTTATAGCTGTAGGTGTAGCTACCGTTCCATATACAGTTCCTGTACCTGCTTGTACGTCTTGTGATGTATCATACTGAACACCCGAAGCGATAGTTTCACCACCAAGCGGCACACCGGGGCTATACATTTGCTGTACACTAAAGTCTGTTACACCGGGACCTTTATCAGTTCCTTCTGGTACTGTGGCAATAGGTGTACCGCCTGCACCTGTAACACCTGTAGTGGCTACGTTATCTGGTAAATCATTTTTTGCGGATGCGGAACCGCCTGTTTGAAACTTCTTAACTACACCACCTTTAGCCATCTGCATAGCTTTGCTAGTGTACATATCCATCTGCTGTTGTCTAGCAGGGTTAGTAGCCAGAAAGTTTTGGAACCCTTGCATATTACCCTGATAGCCCATAGAACGTGCTATCTTTTCCATGCCACTAGGCTTAAATGCTTTGAACATTGCCATGAATTAGTCCCTTTGTAAAACTCTGTCTAGTTTATCTTCGACACGGTGCAATGCTTCCATTACTTGGCGTACGTCACTGCGTACGTCTTCACGGGTAGCATACTCTTCACGTGTTTTGTTTAACAATATCTCTAATCTTTTTTGCTCACGGCTGGTGCTGTTAGCCCACCATGCACCACCTGCAGCAAGCAAGCCAAGCAGTATATCTACAAGGCTGGTCATTTCCATTAGTCAGCATCCGCTATGGTAAAGGCATCGTCAGGGTCATTGTGTCTGGCAAGAAGATGGTCATATTCTTCATTTCCTACTTTAGCAGGAATTAGTGCCTGTGCGCCATCTGCATGTACAGCTTTCACTACATTATTTATTAATGGATTACCGTCTATATCTGTGCCGCTGATATATTGTGCTGATGCAAAATTAAACTTATTAGCAAACATTTCTATATCTCCGCACTGACTGAAGCAACTGCATCTCCGTCACTACCGCCTACTTTTTTAAACATCATTTGAGAAGTATGGTACAATGTTGCGCCATTGGTGCTTAAACCTAACCCTGTGGTGGTTGGCACAGTATACCCATTAAAAGCAACTATAGATGTAGGGGCGGCTCGTTTTTCTACCATAAACGGTATGTCTGTCCATTGATTACCTGTTGCCGCATTAAAAGGTAAAGACATTAGGGAAAATGAGTCTGTAGTGCCACGCATAGCATGACCTAACAGTTCAAAGTATCTTTGACATTTTCTAAGTGTAGTGCCGTAGTCTTCATGTTCAAACGGCGTGGCTGTCGAGCCAACTTCTATTTGCATCCCTGTCACATCAAAAGTTGCGTTAGATGTTCCGGCCCAATCTGCTAAGTCATCAGGCAAATATGCTGTCGTGTCTTGTGCAACCCAACTATCTAAAGTTGCACCACTGTCTGTATAATCCGTTCCAAACCACGGAACAGGTTGAAAGCCCACACCAGCACCAGTATCATTGTTAAACACTAAATTAGAATTGCCGGGAATTGTTTTAGTTATTTTTGTCCAAGTATTAGCCACTAATGTTTCTGTGAAAGCAAATTGATAACTTGGTGAATCAAATGTAAGCAAATAAAAACCACACTTACCAGCAACACTTGAACGAACCCAGCAACTAACTGTTATATAACTGCTTGTACTTGTGTAATTCCAGCCAGATTTAGCAATGTTTTGCGATTCAATTTTGTGAATTAGTTGCCGATAATCAGCGGCACCAGATGTGGTAGCTGTATTTGTTTGTCTAAAGTAATTTCTAAAACCCAACGCATAAGGCGCATCACTTGATGTTAAACTTTCCTGTGAACCTGTTACAGTGCCACCACTATAACTATTTTCAAATCTATCAACGCTTCCATAACCATTGGTTGTGCTACTGGTGCCACGCTGTGCCACAGTCATCGCACCATTAATAATGAGGTTGCGACCTGTCAGGCCACCCGCATCTGCGCTACCACCTAAATCTGCTAAGTCTCTGGCTCTGCTCATATCTTTATCCTTAAGTTGCGTGTACTAAGAAGCCGCTAAAAAATGATTTAACGTTAACTTGGTCACTTGCAGTCGATGCTTCTTCTGTATTGATAAATACATCAACGTAATCAGTTGAACCATTTAAATGTAGCATCCCACTAGGCAACGGATAATTACCATTATACAATCTGTCACCATCATACTGTAGCTGTATTCTTAAAAGATTATCCGCAGTAGTTAAACCGTTTTTAGAAACATTCAAACTAAGAACACCATTGATGGTACTCATTACCAATCTAATTGCACCGCTAAAAAAGTACCAACCAGCAACTTGTGGTGTATATCTATGATTTGTAGCGTCCCAATACCCACCAGTATCAAACTCAGGCGTAGAATTAAATTGTATTATTGTATTCGTTGAAGCGGATATCGATTGGTCAATATCAGTCGCTGCTACTTGAAACGCTATTTGCTTTGGCTGGATTAGACCGTTGCTATCAATAGTCATAGCTGTAGTTGTGCCAGTAGCATCTTTGATTGTGCCTACGTTTAGGCCGCCAGTAGCTGTAGCTGCACTGGTAAATGTAACACCGCCATTAAACGTACCACCACTTGCCTTACTTACTGTGTCAGCAAGCTGGAACTTCTCATATATAACAATCTCAACTACCTGCCCAGCAGTCAGCGCAGACAGACCACCTACAGTGTTTGCCGTTGTGGTGTTGTAGTCTGTACCAGCTACAAGTGAAATACCGTTTAGACTTACGTCAATCTCAGCGTTGGCAGCAAAGGACAGGCCAGCTATCTGTGCAGTACCAATAGATGTCTCACCACCTGTAGCTGTGTAATAGTGTCTTGCACGAACAGCCTCGCTGTTAATCTTAGCTACATTGTAAATGTCATACACTACAACTTCTACAATGTCACCGCTAGACAGGGCGGCTAGGCTGCTGATTGTGTTGGCTGTACCTACGCCATAGTCAGTGCCTTGCACAAGCAGGATACCGTTGAGGTATACATCAACATATTCACCGTCAGTGAACTTCAGTGTTTTGCTATTGTCATCTGCGCCAGACAGTGATGTTTCACCGCCAGTAGCAGTGAAGTGATAGCGTTGTCTAACGCCTGAACCTGTTGGTGATTTACCTATGTATGGCATAGCTTTTCCTTATGGTTTAGTAGGCCAATCACTAGCCGCTAGGTCAGGCCAGTTAGCGTGGTCTGGTAAGTCACGCAACGCTTGGCGGTATGCAGTCTGTGCCGCAGTCATTGTATTATCTGATGCACCCCACCAATCTGTTTCATGAAGTAAACGATTGCGTTCACCTCTGTTTTGTTTTTCTGTTGTTAGGTCAGTCATCTACGCATCCTCTGTTCTATATGTTCCAGTGACAAAAACTTCAGAATCGGCTTCGTCTATTGATGTGGTTAGAAACCTACTAGAAGTGTTTCCAGAATTGTAATAAAACCTTATGTAATCGGTATTATTTCTCACTAAGGGTTTTAAGGAATAGGATGCTGTAAAACTTATATTATCAAAAAAACTTACACTGCCAGACCACTGTTCAGAAGCACCGTTAGAACTTGCTGAAGTGAAGGGTAAACCGACTAGACGAACGCTCTGTCCAGTAGCACCACCGTTTGTATATGTCCAAGTAGTAGGCGATTTAATATGAATTTGATAAAACACTAAATCACCAATTCTTATATAAACCCCATGTTGTACTTGGTATGTGCCTGTGGTTATTGATGCTGTTACATCTGTTGCATCATCAGATGACCAAACAGGAACAAAAGTGCCAGTGCGGTAAAAATTGCCTGTGCCACTACCTACGCCCTCAACAATGCTAGGATATAAATCTGCGGTTTCTCTTGCTTCACTCATCTATCTACCCTCACGGCTGTTGGGGATTTACCTATGTATGCCATTATGGTTTCTCCGGCCAGACTACATCATCTAGGCTACTATATGTGTTCGTGATATCACGAAGGGCTTGGCGGTAGGTAATCTGAGCCGAAGTCATTGTCGGCGTATCAGACATATCCCACCAGTCAGTCTCTGCAATTAAACGGTTACGCTCTGTGCGTAATTCGTCCAGCTTATAAGCCGCCAGCAACTCAGCTTCTTTGGTTGTTACCGCAGAGGCATCCAAAGATACAATGTTGCCATCGGCATCCCTAGCAACAGCGTCAGGCCCATCGCCAATGATTGAAGATACATTGCTGTAGAGTGCGTAAATTGCTTCGTGTTGCATTGGTTATGCCTCTATTTCTGTAAGAATTATCGTACTAGACCCACGGTAATAACCTGAAATATTGTCATCTGTAGACGACGAATTGATAAAGGTCGTTCCTGACTCATGCCGTGCTTGGATGCCGTAGGTTACAGTTGTGTCTGTCCCAGTTTTGTCTAAGTAACTAAATGCTACAGGTTTTGGGCGATTGTACTGATGGTCGATAATTAGCATGATACCACTTTGCCTATTGCCAACATTAGTAGCATCTGCCAAAGCAGAACTATTACGTCTTAATCGGATGCCACGCCTAGTATTAGTTGTATTAGCGTCCCACGCACCTATAGAAATCTGGATAAGGACATAATTTGCCGCATCAGACTTGGTAATAGAACAGTTATCTAAACCAGTAATATCCGTCCAAGTTGCATTAGTACTAAAACTGAATTGGTCGGTTAATTCAAAAGACTTTACCTGCAACACCTTACCGCCACCAGCCCCTGTTACAGTGCCAGTAAACGTATAGTCATCTGTTAAATCAATGCTGTCTGCATCTAATTTTGAAAGTGCCATTAAGCTATCCTCACGATAGATAGAAAAGTCGGTCTGGCAGTTGCACCAAAAGTAATCGTACTATTTATTAGGTTTTCAACCTCATGGTTCATGTTATAATTTGCTCCTGCCATATTTGCGTAACCATAAAGATGCACTTTGGTTGTTGCGGTGGTAGACTTATAAATAAAAGTTCCGCTAAGTGTTATTGAACCAACTTCATTGTTTGAGTCAGTCATTAAATGTGCGCCGCTACCGTTTACATCAGCAAATGTTGTGCCGTCCGTTGCAATGCGTACCACTGCACCAGCGTCTTGCATTGTTTCTGTAGTTACAGCCGTTGATTTAAAACCTATTGAATAAGAAATTAAATAAACACCATCACTGCTATCAAGAAGATAAGCATCATTTGCACTGTCGAAATTGGATTTGGTGTCGTACTTTACAGTACCGCTACCACCAAAATCGACAATATGTGCAGTATCATCACCAAGTCCACTTTGGTTAGTTGTTAAATCAACGTGGAAGTATTCTTTGCCAGTAGGTTTAAAATCACCTGTAGTTGAAACATCGCCAGTAAACGTACCTGTTGTAGCAGATAAAGCACTGCTAAACGTACCTGTTGTGGCTGTAACTCCACTGCTAAACGTACCAGTACTTGCTTCAAGCGCACTACCAGAGGGATGACTTACTGTACCTATAGACTTACCTTGAAACACAACGTAGAAATCATCAGTAGATGCAATGCTTCCTGTCATAGTTAGACCAGTAGAGCCAGTGATGTTATATGCTACACCCGGTTCTTGACGAACATTATTTACAAATACTTCGATATCCTGTGCGCTACCTACTGGACTATCAAGAGTAAAAGTTGTACCACTTTCACCTGTTAAATCTTGATATGTAAGAGAAGCAAACTGTGTAGCAGGTGTGTTACCAATATATGGCATTAAGTTATCTCCATAATGCTCAAAGTTGTATCAGCACTATTGGCTGTATCTGAGATGACACTAATAGTGTGCGTAGCTTCCATGATAATCTTATTACCTGCCATGTATTCAAATGATGATGAAGCAGGAATAGGAATATCTTTTGCTAAGAACACAGTAGCACCAGCAGCCAGTTTAATATCTACAAGTATCTGACTGCTGGATGTATTAGCGATTGTTAGGCCAATAACAACAGTAGTAGTAGACGCTGGCGCAGTATACACGTTCATAGCTGCGTTAGCACCAGTGCTAGAGCCATCAAACGTCTTTACTTTAAAAGTATTAGCCATTGTTTACTCCTTACGCTGTGTCGTCAATTAAAGCAGCGACAATGCAAGTAACTTCCGCTGTGTCTGAAATAGCTTCAACATTTTGTACAAGCGTCAAGTTAGGGCTAATCGCAATAGAATGACCAGCAGCTAGTTTAATTTCTGTTGCTGCTTTTGTTGCTGCACCATTCAAAGAAAGATAAATAGCATTGTTTGCATCTGTATTTTTAACAAACAAAAATTTAACTGTGTCTGCTGCAGCATCAATAGCAGTCATACCAGTACCAGTATTTACACCATCATAATCAATGTAATTACCTGCAATTAAGTCTGCAGTCGTTGTTTGTACGTCAGTCTTTTTGTAATACCATTTATCGTTAGCGTCTGCTGGTGTAACAGTCATGCTACCAGAAATTACGCTTGCAATTTCATCAGGCAATACCGTTGCCTGTACGGTTACTGAGGCATCGTTTGCCATTTGTTAGTCTCCTTCAATTGAGGCTTATAACACTATAATTATACCACAATTATAATGTTTTGTCAAGCACTTTTTTATCCAAGTGCTATTGCTAATGCGGTGGGGTCGTCTGTGGAAAACCCTGCGCTTGTTAAGTATGTTTTAATTTGAGAAAATGTTGCTTTTACATTTACTGCACCAGAAGCATCATATACAATCATTTCATCTGCATCTGCAATCGGGTCAGCTAAAGCAGTTAAACCATTTATGGCTAGTTCTTCTGTGTTACCTGTTGTGATAACTTTACCAGTTACATTTGGCAGTGTAATATCATGGTCTGCTGTTGGGTCTGCACTTTTCTTTAACGCAACTCTAAATGTGTCTGTAGAATCTTTAAAGTCAACAGCATTATCATGGGCAAGCTGTATATCACCACCGCTTACTGTAATACCGCCTGTAAATGACCCGCCAGCAATTTGACCATCTACATACGCTTTAACAGATTGTTGTGTAGCAAGAGCAGTATCACTATCTGATGTTAAGTCATCTTCATCAAGAATAGATGTAATGGCTGTCGCGCCAGAA